AGGTCAGCCGCTAGGTACACGGTCAGTGTGCGGCTCACAGCGTGTTCCTATTCCACTTGGTGACGATGAGGTCGACGGCCTGTCCCCATTCGTTCAGTGCTTGTGCCTGGTACGGCCTGCGCTTGCTCATCCATCCGGTCCCGTCGCCGAACGGCGCCCAGTCCTTGCGCGTGCCGAACGCTGACGGGTAGCGGACCATGTTTGTCGAGGCGCCGCCGCCGTAGGCCTTGCGATCCTTGCCCACGTTGAGCGCGGGCAGTCGGTCGGATCGTGCCCTGATCGACTCCGCCAACTTTGGTCCCCAGTTGCCAGCAGTAAGCGCGGCAGCCTTCCATGACGGGACCATGTGCCGGTTAGCGATGTCGACGGACGCCTTGCGCAGTTCTTTCGTGGCTTCTTTCGGCAGGGCCCGCATGTCCTTGAGGAGTGCGCCGAGCCCGTCGATGCGTAGTTCGACCTGCTTAGCCACCGTTCAACTCCTCCACGATCGTTGCCAGCATTCGCGGCTCGTATCCAATGACCTCGAATATGGGCCGGTTAATCCGTAGCGCGACCTGGACAACTAGACGGCGGGGGTCGCCGTCTTCGTAGGGCCCACATGCTCGCGCCTGTCGATGATCACTTTCTGCTCGCGTGCCCACTTCTTGACCGGCTTCAGGTCCAACGGCTCCGGGTCGACAAGTGTGCAGTACGCCGACAGCAGGTCGAGGCCTGCCGGGTAGGCCGTGACCTTCGCCTTATCGCACATGTCCCGATAGTCGACGACGTGAATCGTGAGGACGGTGACCTCGACGGGGTCAGTGGCCCCGTCGAGGTACACGTCGAGAACGTCCCACATCTACGCGAACACCAGGACGCCGGTCAGCTGCGCGGTACACATCGCGACGCCGGTAGCGTCGAACGTGGTCTCGGCAGACTCGCAGTACATTGCGGCGCCAGTCCACTCGCCCGAACCGCCGTCGATGACGACCGCAATGCTGGCCCCTGAGTCAACAACGGCCTGCAGCGCGGAGAACACGCCAGCCGTGTCGTCGTACAGGAACGACAGGGACACGGCGCTGATCAGGTCGGTCTGACTGAATGCGTTGCCGTCGAGCGTGCGCGTGCGGGTGATCGTCGAGGTCGACGTCACGGTGCCGGACGTCACCTGGGCGCTGTAGTCGGTGGCGCCGACAGTCACGGTGAACGTGGCGCCGGCGATCGAGGTTGCTGGCATGGCCTAACCCTTCATAGAGGCGGTGAGTGATATTTCGACAGTGATGATGGAACCTTGAGGACCGACGTCCATGAGCGTCGGGGGTCCGATGCTCGTAACGACCGCCCACACCGGCAGCGCGGGCAGGATGACGTCAACGGCGTCCTCGGCGTCAAGCTGCGCTGCGCTGTTCTTCCGAGGGTTGACGACGACCATGAGGCGCCACTGTGTGCGGTAGGACAGGCGCCCCAATCGCTCAGGGATGACCCACGGGGAGTCCGCCATGATCACGATGCTCGGCGGGATCGGTACGGGCGGGGTCGACGTGTAGACCTTGTATCCGAGGCCGGTAACTGCCGACGTGATCGCTAGGCGCGCCTCGGTCGTGAGCGCTGTCATCCGACCATGCTCTCGACTCGGATGTACGGCGCGATGAGCGCGGCTCGGCTCTTGAGCAGGATGCTGTTGAGCCGGTACGGGCTGGCCTGCATGTCGAGTCCAACGGACTCGCCGCCGGCTGCGAACCGTGCCTGGAAGATGTCGATGCCGATACCGAGCGTCGCTTCCTTGAGGGCTGCGGGCTCGGCTGCCAGTGCGGCCGCAGTGATGACGGAGGACACCACTGCGACCGCTGCCGCTGCTACTTGGTCGAACGGGTCCGCCGCATAGGTGAGGTCCAATGCGGTTGCCAGTTGCGTACCGGTGAGCAGCGCCATGGTTACGGCTCGACGACTCGGATGATGCCTGCGGGGAGGTAGGCAGCGGTGACGCCGTATCCGTAGATTGCGATATCGCGCCCGATTTGGCTCACATTTTCTGCCTGAGCCAGCCGTGGGCCGTCCTCGATCCACCGGGCTGCTTCGCCGTTAACGACGATTGCGTGCCGTGCCGCATTGCCGTCGAGCCACTTGGCGCGAACGACCCGCAGGCCGGAAACGTTGACCTGCAGCGTGCTGGCGGTCGCGACACCGGACACGTTCTGGACGCCGTAGGGCGCCGGGTAGAACGACTCCCAGCCGCCAATTGCCGTCATTAGTGCGGTCGATGCGTAGACGATCGTTGCGGGGACGCCGGTCGCGTCCTCGCACTTCATGGACGCTTCGAAGACCGTCGCCCGGAAGGTTGCGCCGGTCGTGTCGCCCGACAGGTCGTAGGTCTCGGTGCCGGTGCCAAGTTGCCACAGGTCGTCCGTGAACTTCCGGTCGGTGACGGTCGAGTACGACGCCGCCATGATGCGGTTATGCGCGTCGAGGTAGGACGGCATCGACCGCTGCAGCAACTGGTAGGAGATGTCCGACCCGGCGGCGTAGGTGAGGAGCGACGCCGTGCCCTTTTTGATGTCGATACGGACGCTGTTGACCTCGTCCTTCTCGTTTGCCTGAGCCTCGACGATCGTGGTGAGGTCGCCGTCGAAGTAGGGCCAGTTGATGTCAAGCCCGGTGGTGCCGGCCGACTGCGGGCCGCCGACGCCGGTGATGACGGGTCGACCGAGGTCGATGATGCCCCGCACCTGCATGAGCCACACGGGCGGAAGTACGCCCGGGTTGTTGTCGGTGACCTGGTCGACGAGTGCCCGCGAATCGAATCCATCGAGGACGGCCTTGCTGTACTCGCCGAACGACCGGAACTGTGCGAGCGGGTGGACGGGCTCGGCGACGTGGGCGACGGACTGGACCTCGCGGCGCAGCTCGTCGATGGCCTCGCGTGCCTGAATGTCTGCGACGACCGCCGGGGCGGCGTCCTCGACGGTTTCGACTGACATGTGATCCTCTCTGATTGAACCGACGCCGGCGCTTGAATACGCCGGCTGATGGGTGAGACTCACCTCAGCCAGTGCGGCTTTGGTGTACACGATCGAGTTCTTGCCTTGGGTCCGCTTCGACTCGAGCGGAGCAAACCCGACGGACAGGCCACGGCTGGATCCCGTCCGCATGAGGGTCGCGGCATCACGCCCGAGGGACGTGTTGACCACGTCGAAGTCGATGTACAGGCCGTCGGGCTCGTTGCTGGCCGCCGTAATGACGCCGATGGGCTCGTTGTGCCGGTACGCGAGAGGCTTGCCGACGACTGCAGCAGTATCGAACGCACCAGGCGCGAATGACTCCCTCATCCCGTCGTACTCGATTTCGACGCCGTAGGGAACGGCCATGCCGTACCCGGTGCCGATGATGTCGCCGCCGTCTTCTGCTCGGGTGTGGAGCAGCAGCGTGCCGTCCGTCGTGAGGTGTCTCATCTATCCGCCCATCTGTACGAGGCTTGTCGGGGTGAGTCCGAGGGTGTTGAGATCCATGACCGTGCGGGCCTCCTCGGGGGTGAGGACGCGGAGCGGCACCAGCTGCGCGACGAGGTTGCCGAGGTCGGTCGCGTTACCGCGCAGGAAACCGGACGTATCGAACGCGACCGAGTGCCCTCGAGGAGTGACGTCGGGCATCGACAGCCGGTGCGTGATCATGTCCATCACCGGGCGCAGGCTGATGTCAACTAGCTGCCTATAAAGGTCGACCCGATTACTGTAGGTCAGGCTCGATCCACTGACGCTGGCGCCGACCCACACGGGGTCGAGGTTCGCGATACGGGCGATGCCGATCGCGGACTCGTTGCGGGCCTCGACGAGTGCCAGGTCGCGGGCGGACCATCCCATGCCCTTAGCCTCGATCGCGCTATTCAGGTAGGCCGTGGCCCTGTTGCTTCTCGCCTCTTCCCATGCAGTGAGAAGCGCGTCCACTGTTGCCGCTGGAAGGTCGGCGCCGGTGTTCTTCAGGACCACGGTCGGCATAGGGTACTCGCTGTAATTCAACGTCGCGGCCTCGAGGGCGGCGGCTGTGTTGATCGCAGCAGCACCAGTCGACAGCCAACCGCCGAGCCCGTCGCCGTAGAACTTAATGACGTCGCGAGCCGGGACAGGCGTGCCGATGTAGTAGAACGGATCGACGGGCGGGAACTGTGTGTTTTGGTTCGCTGTCGAGTGTGTCGTCAGGTCGGACACGTCGTCGACGTCCATGACCTGAATCTCACGAGGGAACCCATCCCACGTCCGGTCGACCACAAGCCAATACGCCCGGTCGTGCAGCAGCAGGTTCTCGACAGTCCTCGCAATGACGGACGTGTACGGAAGATACGACGAAGGGCTGACAAGTACCTGCGCGGTTTCGATGGGCTCGCCCCCTCGGTACGTCCGCAGGCCGAAACCGCTAATCGTGTGCGAATACGTCTTCATCGCGTCGACGAATGCGGGGACCTGCAGCGCGGCGGCCCTCGAGGTACGGAACGACGACCCGGCGCCCTGAATCATCTGCAGCAGTGACGTGCCGGCGCCTTCGCGCAAAGCCACAGACGGTCCGCCCTCCATCGACCTTGGGGGGGACGGAGGGGCGGACCATCTCGGACGGGGAAACGCCACGCGCCCATATTACAGGTTTATAACGATTGTCAAGCACGTCGACGGCTATGAATGATCGCTGTCGGCCGCTGCCGCTTCGTCGCCTGGGCAGCCGCGAACATTACGGCACGCGCCGCATACGAAGGGCCCTCGCCCATAGCGCTCGACAGCACCCACCCGGCGTCCCGCTTGCTAATCCTCGAGGCCGAGAAATGCTCCCGCAGGACGAGGCCACCGTCGTGCAGGATGGCGCGCCGGTCGAACAGGTCGAGCAGGGCCTGAGTGCCGGCGACGGCCTCACGCTGCCCGACCAGTTCGTCGAACCGTTCGCCGAGCCGGTCGACGTACCCGGGGGTGACCAGGACGAACAGTTGCGGATGCTCGGCGCGCAGCTGCGCGAGGCGCTCGTCGACCTGTTTAATCGTTCGCATCGTCGACACCCTGACCACCACGCGCTCGTCCTCGAGGACACCGGCGACCGCGACCGCATGACCTTGCCCGTCGAATGCGGACTCCACCGCGACCGTCCATGTGCTCGACTCCGGCAGGTCAACCTCGGACGTCGTGTCCGCCCACTGGCTGTCCTTGAGCCATCCGCCGGACTTCGTGACCCATTGGTTGCACCATTCGCGCCGGAACGATGACTCCTCGATCGTCGAGTGCTGCCGTGCGACGAAGGCCTGCCGTTTCTCAGTCCACTCCGGCGATGCCCACGCCCAGGTGTCCGGGTCGTCCGGGTCGGCGTCCGCTGGCGCCGACCACTCAAGCAGCAGCGTGCCGGCTGGCGCGTCCAACTGCTCGATCGCAGCCGACCGATACTGAATCATCAGATCACTCGATGAGTCGCCCGCAGTCGACACGAGCCACAGTTGAGGCTGCTCACGCTCCGACATCGTTGGCATGACGGCGTCATCGATGACGTTCCGCTGAATCTTCCACGCCTCATCCGCAAACACCATCGAGCACGAGTAACCAACGCCGGCGCTCTCGTTGGCCGCATGAATCAGCCACCGATCACCACTCGGCAGGCTGATGCCCGCCGCCGTGTTCCCCCAGCGCACCGTCCCCTTGCCGTACTTCTCCAGCGCCCACAAGCCTGCAGG